ACCATTGTCTTCTTCAATGTTCCAGATTTTGAACAAGCAGACATGGTGGACGAAGTGCAATTTGCAGCCTTCAATTGTGTAGGCTGGTGGTTTGGTGACAGAATGACCCGGAAAAAATGAACTCCTACGAGAAAGACATCATTGTCGCTTCCACCCCATTAGCAGCCTCATTAGGTCTAAGCCAAATTAACCATCTTATCGGCATCATTGGCGGCTTGGTGGGATTGGCCTACCTCATTTGGAAATGGCATAAGGAATACAAGAAGAATGAACCCTCGTAAGCTACCCTGTAACAGCCCTAGGCGAGACATTAGCGGCGGTAAGAAGTCCGTAGTCCGCGCTTGTGCTAACGGGAAGTCTAAAGTGATACGCTTTGGGGATGCCAATATGTCCATCAAGAAGAGCGTTCCTAGCCGGAAAGCCTCCTATTGCGCCCGTTCCGGCGGCATTAAAGGCACCTCTAACAAACTCTCGGCAAATTACTGGAGCCGAAAAGCATGGTCGTGCTAATATCTGTTTATGAAAAACGAAAACTACAAGTCACGCAAGCAGATGATTAAGCACGAAAAGAAAGAGAACAAGAAGAAGGACTACGAGGGTTTTGGCAAAGCAGCCTACGGCAAGCGTAAGTCCTGTTCCTAATTGTGCTAAGGCACAGTAGGGTATGATAGGCCAATGGCTCGTTATAACACTTTTGGCGAAAAAGACAGTCAGTTTAATGATGAGGTGGACATTGGATTCTCACGAATCAATGCCCGATTGCGCCCCGATCAATTAAAGTCTGGCGAGCTGGCTGTGTCCATCAATGGACGCATGGACATTGACGGTGCTTGGCAACCCCGAAAAGGGTCTAATGCTTTTGGTCCCCAGCTTGGTAATAGCGGCGAAGCGTTGCTTGTTCCGTTTTATGTTTGGACCAATCGCACTATTTCTAGCGCGACTCGTAGCACAACGACGGTTACAATTACCACCTCCGTTGCTCATGGATTCACCACAAGCACACAAGTGGGTATTTCTGGGCTTACTGGAACTGTTGACCCCAATGGCAATCGCACAATTACCGTTACAGGCTCAACCACATTTACATTTACCATTACAGGTGCTACGGGTAGCGAAACCTATTCGATTGGTGGAAGCAACTTTGCCGGGGCTCCTCTTCTGAGCAGCAACATTAACAATGCCTACGGCTCTTGCTTGTTCTCCGACCCATCGGATGACAATGACGAATACTTTATTTTGGCTCTCAATTCTAAGGCCATTGCGGTTAATTGCTCAACAGCGGTTCCAACCGACATTGCCTATCCGTCTGGTATCACCATAACAGATGACGTTGAGATGATTCAGGCGTTCAACAAGGTGTTCATCTTTAGAGATGGACTTACAGCCCTATCTTGGAATGGCAGTTTTACGGGAACTCCAGCCTTTGCTAAGGTGGCAAATGGCACCTATGCCAACACAACGTATTACAATGCCAATAACAACACAAGCATTGCAGATGGTGTTGTGACTGTAAGTGAGACGGCTCACGGTCTTTCCGTTGGAAGACAGATTTTTGTGGTGGATGCCAGCACAACTTCCCTAGTAGAAAATGGGGCTGGTTACACTATTGCGTCTGTGCCTAACGCCAATACGTTCACTTTCTTTGCCCAAGTTGCAGATCACGCAAGTCACAAAGTAATTTATTCTGTGGCCCAATCACAAGGGCTTGGATTTGTTCACATGCCCGCGCCCCCGTGGGGAGTCTATCATCAACGGCGCATCATTGCCCCCTACTACTACACATCTACGGGAACATCTGGTAGTGAAACAATTACTAGCCGCAACGTAAGGGATGAGTTGATATTCTCTGACATTTTTGATTCAGACACCTATGACCACATTCAAAATCAGTTCAAGGTTACGGCTGGCATTGCTGACTATTTGCAGTATGTCCACCCGTTCACCGACGACAATGCTGTGGTTCTCAATCGCAATAGCATTCATCTTCTTAGCGGACTTTCGGGTAGCCTGACGGACATTACGCTCAAAGAAATTACACGCGAAGCTGGGCTTGTTGCCCGTCGTTCCGTTGTAACCATTGCCAATCAAATTTTCTTCCTTTCAGACAACGGTGTTTACGCAACAGCCTTCGGCGACCTCTATAATCTTCGCGGAGCAGGACTACCCTTGTCTGACCCAATTGACCCTATCATTCGCCAAATCAACAAGGAGTATGCCGATAAGTCGGTAGCCATCTACCACAATAATCGCTACTACATTGCCATCCCGTTAAACGCATCCATCTACAACAATGCCATATTGGTTTACAACTTGCTCAATCAAGGTTGGGAAAGCATTGATTTGATCGAACAAGAAGGTTGGGACGTAGCCAACTTTATTACCTCTAGTGCTGGTGGTGTTAATAGACTCTTTGCCATCAACCGATTTGGCGGCATCAATGAGGTGGAGTCCCGCGTTGATGACGTAGATAACATCTATACGTTCCCCGGTCTCCCATCTAAGTTCTTCCACGTTGAATCGGAAGCGTTAACCCGTGAGTTTACCTTCCAAAGCCCAGAACGTAAGAAGTTCAACAGCTTTGAAATCCATACGGAATCCAGCGAAACCAACAACTCTGATGCACTAATTGAAGGTGTGTCTGAGAATTTGGATAGTGAATTTGAGCTTGGCACCGTATCTGGCATCCTTGGTGAAGTCTTAGCCATTGGTGAAGACGCATCTCTGCGTGGTAGAATCGGCAACATTCGGGCTTACGGAATGCAACTTAGATATACTCCGACCGCTGGACGACCCAAGTTGCGCTTAGTAAAGCTCACAGCATCACCCACCTTCAGAGCGTTAACACAAGCCTCATAACATGGCAATTCTATCCAAAGGAGCAACGATTGTTGCTGACACGCAAGTTAGTGCAACCAACCTCAATAACTTGGTTGATGCAGCTACGTTTGTATCTGGTGCGGTTGACGGCACTACTACCCAGCTTTCAAGTGGAGCCATCATTGTTAAGGACGGTGGTATTACCCCAGCCAAACTAAGCACGGGTGGCCCTAGCTGGACAAGTGGTGGCACTCTGTCTGCCACAGCATTCTCTGGTCCTCTTACGGGAGCTGTAACGGGTAATGTTACAGGCAACTCTTCAACAGCTACGGCTCTTGCGACTGGGCGAACGATTGCTATTACGGGCGACCTTTCCTATACCTCGCCAAGTTTTGATGGCACGGGTAACGTAACGGCGGCAGGCACACTTGCAACCGTAGCAACGGCTGGCACAACGGGTAGCTCAACTGCAATTCCTGTTGTTACAATTAACGCTAAGGGACTTACAACTTCTATCACCACTGCGGCTGTTGTTGCTCCAGCTGGAACACTAAGCGGGTCAACCTTGGCTTCAGGCGTAACAGCTTCAAGCCTGACAAGCGTTGGCACGCTTTCAGGGCTTACGGTTTCTGCTCCAATTTCCGGCAGTGTAACGGGCAACGCGGCGACGACAACGGCATTGCAGACGGCTCGCACCATTAACGGGGTGAGCTTTAATGGAACGGCAGACATTACCGTTACAGCAGCAGCAGGCACATTAAGTGGCGCAACGCTGGCTTCGGGTGTAACCGCTTCAAGTCTTACGAGCGTTGGAACGCTTGGTAGTCTCACTGTCACCAATCCAATTACCGGCTCCGTAACAGGAAGCAGCGGAAGCACCACCGGCAATGCTGCTACGGCTACAAAAATTGCGAGCATTACCAATTCTGACATTGTTCAACTGACGGAAATCCAGACGTTAACAAACAAGACGTTAACCTCGCCAACCATCACTGGAACGGGTGCTATTGCTGGAAACTTTACGGGTCCAATTACGGGTAATGTCATTGCCAGCATTGCCAACATTACGCTGCTTGATTTGGTTCCTGAATTTGGCTACGCCACAAGCGGAACCATCACCCTCAATCTTGCGGCTGCAAGTAACGCTAAAATTGAACTTGCTGGTAATAGCACGTTTGCGCTTTCCGGCATTGATAGCGGCCAAGTAAACATTATTGCCCTAAAGAACAATACAGGTGGAAGCATTAACACTACTTGGCCAGCTTGGACCTCTGCTGGTGGTAGTTTCCCTGCTTCCCTAACATCTGGGCAAGCAATGGTTGTTTCCCTCTATTCCTACGGTTCTACCACAGGTAGCGTTTACGCAGTTTCTTCCCTCTAATTTTATGCCTTACAACCCACAGACAGGCGAGTATGAACCAGACATGGGGCAAGTCCCGGTTAACACTCCTGCGGCTAACCCATTTGGTTTTGACCCCGGCCAAGCTACCCGTGACTATCTTGCAGGCATAGCCAATCCCCAAACGCTTACAGCCCTCCTTGGAGCCGAAGCTGCGGCACGTCCTCAGCTGGGTGCTCAGGGACTTAGAGACCTTAGCCAATTTCAGGCTGGCACGCCACAATTTGATGTTCAGGCGTTTCTTGCTGCTCGCCCCGACATCCTCAATAATTTCAATAATGCCAAGGATGACTATTCTAGAATTTATGGAGGTCTTGAGCAATATGCTAAGGCTGCTGCTGACGCCGAAGGGCTTACACCTCAATTTACAACTACCCAAGGTGGTAGCCTCGATCTTCTAAGACAATCTGCTGGTGTTACGAGTGACGTAGAGACGGCGGCAAATACCGCCTTACGAACAGCGGGAGCGGCGGATGTTGCTGCTTTGGCTCCTCAACTTGCAGCTACCTATAATCAGCTAAACCCAGAGATTCAAGCGAGCTTACAACGCGCTGAAGGTTTGACGCGAGTTCCTGATGCCTACGCTCCAATGCGGGTGGCGGCTTTTAACGCTCAACAGTTTGGTGATCTTCAGTTCAATCCAGCCCAAGCCTCTTTGCTGGGTAGTGCTCCGCAAGTAGGTCTAGGTGGATACAACGCCGCACAAGTTGGAGCTCAGGGTTACAATCCAGCACAGGCTTCCGCACAAGGTTATAACGCGGCCCTAGCGCAGTCTCGGGGCTACAATGCCCAACAAGCCTCAGCTCAAGGATACAACGCCGCTCTAGCCCAATCACAAGGCTACAATGCCGCATTAGCTCAATCCCAAGGCTATAACGCTCAACAAGCACAGTCTCAGGGTTACGACGCTGCTTTAGCTCAATCACGCGGCTACGACGCTGCACAGGCCCAATCGCAAGGCTATCAATCTCAAGGCTACACCCCACAAGGCTATCAAGCTGCTCAGGCTGGTGCTGGTATGCAGACGGAGGCCGAGCGTTTGGCCCGTGGTCAACTTGGCCAATCGCTCTACACTCAGGCTTTGCAGGCTGGTCCCAGCCAAGCTGCTCAACTCCTTGGTGGTCGTGCGGCAGAATTTGCCGCTAGCACGGGTCAGCTTTCCCCTGAAGAACTGAGAAACATTCAGCAGGGCACCCGCGAAGCCTATGCTGCGCGTGGCATTGAGATGAGCAATCCAGCTATTGCTGCTGAGGCTGCGGCACGATCTGGAGCAATGCGTCAACGTCAGGCTGAAGACTTGGCCCAAGCTGCTGCTCTCAATCAGGCTTATACCCAAGACCTTTCCGCCAATCGTCAATTTGGCACAGGTCTCTATGGTCAGGAAATTGGATTGCAGCAAGCCAACCAACAGGCCGCGCTTCAGGCTGCTCTTGCCAACCAACAGACAGGTCAAAACTTGTCCTTGGCCAACCTTCAAGCCGCCAATCAAGCTGGTCAATTTACCGCTGGTTTGGGTGCTGAGGCTGCTCAGTTTGGTGCCAATGCAGCCAATCAAGCCGGTCAGTTTGCGGCTACTGCTGCAAATCAGGCTGCGTTACAGAATGCTCAGTTGGCTTCTCAGGCTGGTCAATTTGGAGCCGGGGCATTTAACCAAGCTGCAATCCAGAACGCTCAGAACATTTCTCAAGCAAATCAATTTGGAGCTAGTGCGTTTAATCAGGCTCAGTTGCAAAACGCTTTGCTCGGCTCTCAAGCTGGCCAGTTTGGTGCATCTTCAGCCAATCAAGCTGCTTTACAAAACGCTCAAAACATTTCTCAGGCCAACCAATTCGGGGCATTATCCGCCAACCAAGCAGCTATACAAAATGCTCAGAACATCTCCCAAGCCAATCAGTTTGGAGCTGGCGCACTAAACCAAGCTGCTTTGCAAAATGCGCTGCTTGGCTCGCAGGCTGGGCAATTTGGCGCATCCGCCTTCAATCAGGCTCAATTACAGAACGCTCAGAACATCACTGGAGCCAATCAATTTGGTGCTGGGGCTCAAAATCAAGTATCCCTTGCCAATCAAGCGGCGTTTAATCAGGCAGGTCAATTCGGGGCTGGAGCCCAGAATCAAGCCAATCTTGCCAACCAAGCTGCGCTCAATCAGGCAGGTATGTTCCGAGCTGAGGTTGGCAATCAAAGCCAGCTTACAAATGCTCAGCTGCAAGCTCAGTATGCTATGGCCAATCAGGGTGCGGCCAATCAGTTCTCCC